ACCTCGAAGAATTTGTCAAATGTGACGACCCGGCCATCTGCCTGGGTGGCCCGGATCAATGCCTTCAGCCTGTTGATGTTTTCGGACTTATCGATCTGCGTATAGACCTGGATATCCGTTGCCCGCCCTGCATCCGTGATCCATTTCAGAGCCTTTTGTATATTTTCCTTCACTCTGGCTGCATTAGCTTCCGTGTTTTTTCCGGGCCGGATGGATGCGAGGCCGAACTCCGGGTCCAGGAAAAACGATCCCTTTTCAATATTCAGACTCAACCAAATATTATTCAGGATGGTTGTTTCTTTTTCCCAGGTCATGTCGGCGGGCTGCGTATTTATGTCGATTTTGAAGTCCATGCAAAAGGTATAAGGTACATGGTTTAAGGTTTACGGTTAATGCGAATGATGATTCGTGTTCCCGCTTGTATCCGCTATGATTCCATCGGATGTTATGTTTCCGTCGGCATGGATCGTGCCGCTTACGCTCACATCTCCGTCGATTGTGACTGTCGGCGCTGTAATTTTCACCTCTGCGGAGGCCTCCACCGTCAATTTATTACCTGTTTGGATCAGGATTTCCTTGCCGCGTTTGAAGTGTATCCGGTCGCCCTCATCAGTGAATACGATCGTCTCTCCCTTTTGGAGTGCGATCCGATACGTCCGGTTATCCGATGCAAAGAGGAAAACCCGATTGCCGTCTTTCAGCGCCAACCCCTCGGAATTATCCGGAGGGATGGAGGAAAAACCATACTGCTGGAAGAACTCGCGGCTATCGAAGGTCTCATTGTGGCGTCCGATGCCGGACCATCTCTTGATCACACCTTCCACCACTTCGCTGATTTTGACTCGAATTAATTTCATCCCTCACCTTGTACCGTGTACCTTATACCTTGAACCTTTCTCACGCCGGGCTTATCCCCGGCCAGGATAATTTCACGGTCGTATACACGCCGGATCTCGATTTCTCGAACACCCGCTCATAGACCAAAAAGTCCGCGTCGATCTTTAACTTCTCATCAATTACATGGGCCATTTTATTGGTCTGAAAATTTTTGCCGCCCTGGGAGTGGCCTTTGACTTTATACGTCAGACAAAACGATTCAAACTGTTGCGTTTCCAAAAGAATCTTTGCATATTTTTTCGGATTGTCCGCGTCGGTCTCAATGGTTGCCACAAACGGCTTGTAAAGATGGCTCGGGAATCTGTCATTGATAATGGTCTCATGCACCTTCGTCTCATCCTGGGTTGTTTCGTCCGTTCCCTGGCGCTCCCCGAGCACCGTCACCTGCGAGTACTGCTTTGATATGTCCTGGACCCGTTCCCATTCGAGCACGTTATTCCTCATGCCGTCCTTGCGGTTGATGAATGTATATTCCGCAGGGCCTTTTTTAATAGGCTCGCCGAAGACAAATGTGCCGTCGGTCAGGCTGAAGAAAAGCAGCCCGCGCGACATGGCGTGCCGTTTCAGAATTTCAAAGATCGTTTCAGCCGGCGTCACTTCCGTGAATTCATATTCCTCAACAGTATCTGTAATCGGCACGGCTTTATCTTTGCTTCCCTTGCCATACTGGATAGCCTTCCGGTTGATCTGTTTGATCGGGGTCAATAATCGCTCGGCAAGGCTTTTCAGCTCCTCGTTTTTATGATCAGTATAATCCTCGGCATAGGCGTCCACGATCAGCCCCATCAGATCCCGGCCCTCTATTTTCAGCGTAGTCCCGCTCTTATCCCCGGATTCCATGACTTTATCGATCACTCCGTTCAGTTCCATCTGGTCATTCACAAACAGCTGGCAGAGATCGCCTTCATTGATCTCAACTCCAGGATAGGCCAGCTCAAACTTGAATCCATCAGCCGCCTCGAACAGATTCGATGTTACGCTGTAAGAGCCAGACCTTGAAATGATATGACCATTCACCTGTAATATAACCGTATCCATCCTTCACCTTGCACCTTGTACCGTATACCTTAAACCTTTCATCATCCCCTCACCTCCATATCGCCTTCCTCGATGCTCATATCCCCTTCCTCGAGGATCATATCCGCATTGAGGTTCGACACGGCGGAAGATGCGCTTTGTTCGACAACCTCGATCCGATCCGATCCGGGGTTGAAATAGATATTCATTTCGCCCCTGATAAAGTTCGGATCCGAAATATCGTTGATCGCAAGAAGCCTCTCCGCCATCGTATACGGCAAGCCATACCGCAGACAGACAAGGTGGATCGGCAATTCATTGTCGATATTCACCGTAACAATTTGCGCCAGGTTCAGTTTGATCTCGTTTACATGGATCAGGAGGGATCTGGCCAGCGCCTTCAGGCTATCATTGCTTCTGTCAAGATCGATGGCCGATTGGATCAACTCCCTGGCAGTATAAAGCGTCGTTTCAATCTCGCGGACATTCATCACATACGGTTCCGTGCCCGGATTCAGGTAGTTGCCCAAGGCGTCAAACCGCTTTGTATTTTCCAGCCGTTTCAAAAGCCTGCGGTTTTCCTCATCCTCGGAAAATGCCGCTCCGGCCTTTACCCCGCCTTCCAGCGCCGCAATGGACCGGAATGCCGTGCGGAATGAATCATGTGTATCATCGTCATCATCCAACGTCAGGCTTTCTTCCAGTTCCTCGATGCCGTCCTTGAAGCTCTGGATAAAACGGTCCGGGGCAGATGTCACCGTGTCATAAAGCCGGGAATACCGGTCGGCTACATGTGCCGCTGCGCTGATGATCCTGCCCGGCAGATCGGCCGCAAAATCAATGGTTGAAACAAAGGCGTTGGCAGGGGTTGAGATATGCGAAAGGGCGGCATTCAGTTCTCTCTCGAATGCGTCGGCCTTTTTGACATATTCCCTGGCCGTCCTGGAGATCCCGGTAAACTGGCTCAGGATATCCTGATCCGGGTCAAGGGCATGATCCGTGATTTCGGAGGCCTCCGCGCCCAAGACCTCGGACGCCGTTCTTTCAAGGGAGTCCTGGGCCTCGGCAAGCCCATTTTCATAAGCGGTTTCGGCCTTCCCCTGGATATCGTCTGCGACCTCCGGAGCTGCTTCATGCGTGCCCTGGATGAATTCAATGTCCACCTCGGCCGTCCGCTGTCTGTCATCATGCCGGATGGAGACACGGCCGACGTTTCCCTCCAGTGTGCCATAATCCGGATGAACAAGATTGAACTTGTCTTCGGTCTTCAGCAGTCCGACTAGGGTTTTATATGTGTCATAGGTTTCATGGCCGGCGCCGTCATCCCAGAAATAACACCGCAGATGGATGGAAGGCGCATTAATGCCCATGTTTTAAAGAACAGCATCATCCGAATATGGAAACTCATATTTTGCGATCGACATATCAAACGATTCGTCAATAGTCTCGCATTCGAGTGTTATATTATTTAAGCGGGCATCATCCATTATTCGAATTTCCCAGTGTTGAGTTTAGCCTTGACCTTTGTATTCATATCGCTGGTCTCTGTGATAACACGGCCGTCCTTCAGGTGAATCTCCATATTGATTTCATTTTTCACCCCCTTGTGCAGCATATCCCAGACAGCATTCGCCAGGAAATCAGGCCCGCCGTATCCTCCCAGTCTTTCGGACAACCATCCCGCGCCCTCTCTCACCTTCAGCGCTCCGGCGGCTTTATATATAGCATATCCGGCTCCGGTCATAAGTGCGGCAGGCCCTGCGCCAACCCCTCCGGCCACAGGCGCTGCCCCGGCACTGGCCAGGGTCTTTCCCGCAGCCAGGACTGAGCCTCCGATCACCGTCGCGCCTCCGGCCAAGGACAAAACTTTCCCCACGGCCTTTGCACCCCACCCGACACCAAAAATGGTCAATAATGCCTTCAATGCCCGGTTTGTCCATACCGGGTGCTCATTCAGAAATGTCAGGGCTTTATTTAAATTATCTATCGGTCCGGCCAGTTGAAGGTCTGCAAATTGTGATAGCTGAGTATTCACACCGCGTAATTTTGCAGAGGTCGATTCGGACCAAAAAGAAAATTTTTGCATAATGGCTGCACCATCACCGCCTTTTTTCACAAGCCGGTCATAATCGCTAAAACCGGAGTCAAGCAATGCGACGAATGCCTTCATGCCTTTTATGCCTTCTTCCCCAAAAATCTCCTGTAGTTTTACGAGGTCACCGCCGGTGCGTTTTGCTATCTCCTTGAAAATTACGTCTATGTCTTTGAGCACATGTTTGGTCTTTGTCGATTTCTCAGGGTCAAAGATAGAAAACCCAGTCATCTTCTTTATTTCTTTATGCTTACTTACGATATTCGACATTGCCGCCAATATAGATGTCGTAGCTCGATCCGGGTCACCAGTGCCGCGCATGAAAATCTGCAACATCGCTATAAATTTGCGCAACCCCTCTGTACCCTCTACGCCGAAGGCCTGTGCCGCTGGGAGTAACACTGCGAATTTGCTAGCCATGTCCTTCAAGTTGAACGCACCTTCATCCCCCATAACTGCGATGAAATCGAACACGGGGATGATCTGGCTCGGCAATATTTTGAATTTCTCCATCAGATCCGATGCGGATGCCCCGATATCACCCATGTCTGCCCCTGTCGCCGATGCAACGATGCCCATGTCGCGCAACGACTTCACCGCAAAATCCAGGTTCCCTGTTTTTTCAACGATCTTCTCGATGGCGGACAATAAATCTTCCGGGCCCTGGATTGTGGCTTTGCCCATCTGTAGCAGCTCATCCTTAAGTCCGAGCATCTCTTTTTTCCCGATATTGGCATTATTGGCGAGCCTGTAGAGCCGAGTGTCCAGGTCATAAACGCGCTTTACTACTGTGGCTATCCCAAGCCCGCCCATCAGAGATGTAAGCCCTCCGGTTATATTGTCACCAAAGCCCTTGATGCGGTTGCCCATGCTTTGAACGTGCCGTCCGAATCCGGTGATCTTTTCCTCCACCCTCGCAAATCCTGAAATAAATCCGCTCGGGTTCGCGGTGATGATCGCAGCAACTTGCATATCCGACATAGATTAATCCTTTTTTTTCGGCCTGACTTTTATTGTTTTATTTTTTTTGGTGAACGAATCCTGCATCGCCAATATATACAGCCATTGGCCTTCTGTCAGTTCTGATGCCGGTTTGCCAAATAGACAA